ATACCCCTCAGACCGATGAGGTTTGGCACTCTGATGCCCGTTATCGACGACTAGAGAGGGAAGTATATTCCAAATAAGGAAAAAAAATGTTTGGCGCGTTGCCTCGCGTAGACCTGGAAGATTACCATGAGAGTTTCGTGGGAGCAATATGCTCTTAATATAGCGCACACCGCTTCTCAGCGAAGTGAAGACCCTTACATTAAGGTGGGGGCTTGTGCACTGAATGAGGAAAACATGGTTCTAGGTGTGGGCTATAATGGCCTAGCGTCAGGAAAGTCCGTTAATGAGTCTTTTTGGGGAGATCGAAACTATAGGCGGCAGTTCATGATTCATGCAGAGGTTAATTGTTTAAGTCTTTTTAAAAAGGGGGAAGCTAAGTTATTGGCTTGCACTTTAATGCCATGTGCCTCTTGTGCTACAATGATAGCTTCTTATGGTATTGAAACGGTGATATATAAAGATATCTACCATAGGGATAGAAAAGCATTAAGTATTTTTGATTTTTATGGTATAAAATGTGTAAAGAAAAACTTGACAAATATGACAAAATTGTCATAATAAGAGATATGAAGAAATTAATACTCGGTTTTATAACCATGTTGGGCATTACTTTTAGTAATGCGGGAGATATCAACCTTGATTTTGCCGCTGAAGATCAGCAGTTCTATCGGGGTCTTGGTAGAGCTAAAGACGCTTACTCAACCACACTGTCAACCAATCAGGAATTTGCAGGTTTTGGCCTGAATGCTTCCGCTTCTTTGGTTGCTGATAGCGAGTCTGAAAGCCACTTTGGAGTGGGTCTTTCGCGTCAAGTGCAGCTTGGTTCTTTGAATTTGTTGGCAGAGGGTCAATTCCGCTACCATCAATTTGAGGGTGTGCTTCCCACCTCTGAAGAGGTAGGTGTCGGTGCATGGCTTGGAACTTCTTTTGCTGATGTCGGTGTTCACTTCTGGAGTGATCTGGAGTATGATTGGGAGGGTATTGAGGTAACCGCCAAGAAAGATCTGGCCGTTCCTTCAATTAAGAACCTTACTCTGTCACCTTTTGTTACTCTCAGTTGGTTTGACGCTTATGATGCGGTTCACGCTGGAGTTAAGGCTACATACGCCCTCAAGGATAACACGGATGTGTATATTCAAGGTGCTTACGCCGATAACGACATTGATGTTGCCACTTTTGCAGTCGATGAAGAGATCTTCTGGAGTGCTGGTTTGACATTTAAGTTTTAATTTAAAAGCTTAAAAATAAAATGAAAAAGCCTCCCGAAAGGGGGGCTTTTTTTTTATAAAGTGTAAGTAAGGGATATGGAACCCGAAAAATCTATTATAAAAGAGTTTCTTAATGGAGGTTGGTTAGTACCCTTAGTCGGCGCAGCAGCAATGTTTGCGCGACTTCTTTCGGGTGACAGTGGGCTGTCTGTCAAGCAACAATTTAAAAGAATTGTTACAGCAGCAATCGCTGCTGGTATAGCTTGGTTTGTTTTGGAGCAGACTGATGTTTCCTCCTTAACTAAAGCTATCGCTTACGGTATTATTGGCGTGGTTAGTCCCGAAGTAATTGGAGGTATAGTAAGACTTGGTAAAAAGTTTGAAAAGAATCCCTCTCAGTTCATAAAAAAATGAAACCTAGATTTATAGTTTATTGTTTGTCGTTTATTTGTTTAGCCTTTGGACTTAAGGGTCTTGCGTTGAATGAAGATATAAAAACCACACTGGAGGAAAATGCGCGTCAGTCTGAATCTTCTATCATGGAGATAGGCATGTGTTTTGATTGGTATGGAGTTATAATTGTTAATTCTGTTATCCAGACATCTCATGGCATCATGTCTCCAGAGGAAATGATTGAATTACTTGAGGAGGAGAGTGGCTACAAGGATGAATACCTAGAGGGATACAAGAAAGATATCACACCGAAGGAAGTAGCCTATGCTGATTTTGTTTTTGCTCAAGAAGATAAAATAAGCCTTTATGTAGAGCAGTTAATTAACTGGGCTAAGGCGGGAGATATCGAGAAGATCAAGGGCTCAATTCCTCAAATGTATGAAATGACTGACCCTACTATCGAGGCAATTAATAACATTATGGATACCAAAATGTATCATAATGAGGCCCAAGCTGCCATTTTAAATAAAAAAATAGATCGATTTGCAGATTTTATATGGACGTTAATGGCGTTGTGCGGAGTCATGTCAGTGTGCGCCTCATTCAGTAGAAGGTGTAGCTGATTATGGATTTCAAAGGGAAAAAACAAGTGGTTAAAGCCGTCCAAAATCTCTTGGGGGTTTTTGCAGATGGTGCCGATGGCCCAGTAACTTGGAATGCTATCTTGGCGAAGCTCTCTACCAAAACTCCCGCCACTTCGGATAGCAGTATTCCTGAAAAAATGATAACTTTAGCTCGGGAGCAAATAGGCGTGTCCGAAGTGGACGGAAGTAACTGTGGTCCTATGGTAGATAAATATAAAGCGGCAACGTGGCTCGACCCCACTAAGGGGTGGCCTTGGTGTGCGGCTTTTATTTGTTGGTTAATTAAAGAGTCAATTAAGGATGAAAAAGTATCATTTAAGCGACCAGAAACAGCAGCAGCTTGGGATTTTGAAAACTGGGCAAATAAACAGCAGGGCGTCGAACTCAGGAAGCCTACTAATCATGATATTAAGGCGGGCGATATTGTTATTTTTACTTTTTCTCATATTGGTCTAGCAGTAAAAGATATGGATTTAGGTGGTTACGTTACCACAATTGAGGGAAACACCAACGGTGAGGGTAGTCGAGAGGGAGGTTCAGTTCTTGAAAAAAAACGGCATGTATCGAAGATTAGAAGCAGAATAAGAATCTTGTAAATTTTACTAGACATTTCTTACTTCGCGCTTACGATATAAACATATCGATGCCAGAGCAAATTAAAGTAGATAAAAAAGATATCCTAAATTTTGTTATAGGAGAGGATAACTATCACCCCTTGGAGCGTAGTTTAGACCGATTGAAGGGTAAGGATCATCGCTACGAGACTTTCGAGACGTTCATCTACGATTCAAGGTATAAGACTAAACAATCCCAAAGCGCCGACTATGTGTTTTTTTATAAGGAAGCATCTAGGTTGAGGCTTCTTATTCAAGAGGGGGCAAAAGTGGTGGGAAGCGAACTACTTAACCTATGTGAAGAGTTGGTTGACATTGCCCCCAGTAGTGTTGAACTGCCATCTGCTAGTTTTGATTTTAAGGGGGAGGTTCCTGATTCAATTAAGAAAATATTCTCCGACGTAGACAGAAATAAGTTTGGAGATATCAAAGAAGATTCATCTGACAGCGAATAATTATGAGCATCACAAAAATAAAAGAAGAGATTTCTGAAAATTGGAAAGAGCGACATTTTGATTTAGATCAGCGAGACTTTTTTATAGATCTTCTTTTAAAGATAAAACCAAAGTATTGTTTGGAGACAGGTTTTTGTACAGGCACAAGCTCCCTAACGGTTTTGGCTACAGTGAAACCTAAAAAAATGATTAGTGTTAGCTTGGAGCGTAACGATTTGGATGTGGCTAAAAAACTACAAGATGATTACAACTTTTCCCTCATAGAGGGTGACAGCACTAACATTTTAACTTCGGAGTTTTTTCAAAAAGAGTTTCCCGATGGAATTGATTTCTATCATGTAGATGGGGGGCATACATTTGAGGTCGCCCTTAAAGACTTAGAAAGCGCCTACCCCTTTATGAACGACGGGGCCACAATCATCGTAGATGATTACCACTCACAAGTTTGTCCTTGTGAGGATGTCAATCGAGCGGTAGATTCATTTGTGGAGGCAAAGTCGCTTACGATGGAGAAAATATCCACTAATAGTGGAAAAGGAATGGCTTTAATTTCATTATAAACTAAATAAATGGCCACAAGAACCGCATCAATATACTCAGAACCTAAGAGGCAAAAAAACAAGGGAATTCACTCAAAAAGTAAACATTCCCTTAATAAAAAAAGTAAATTTTATAAGAAAAAATACCGAGGACAAGGGCGACCTTAGTGCATCTTTGTCTGTTTTGGTGTAAATATACACATGGATACTATTCTACAACTAGTTCAGGATAACCCTTGGTTTGGCGTTGTAACAGCCGTCGTCGCTCTTGCGTCAGCGGTTGCTGCTGCCACCCCCACCCCAGAGAAGGGAACGTTTTTGTCCAAGCTTTACGCAGTTATTGATTGGGCCGCTTTGAACGTGGGTAAAGCCAAGCAGAAATAATTCTCGGTAAGAAATTACCTAGATGAACCCCCTTCCTATGGGTCGGGGGTTTTTTGCTGTATTTATATATTGCCAACCGCTCACTTTAATCGTAGGTTCTATAATTATGATCTCAAATAAAGCGAAAGGCTTATCAGGCTCTACTCATGTAGCTCATTCACAGAAGTTAATGGATGAGTCCACCGAGAGGTATCATCATTCATGCCTCTCCGCAGGTTTAATTATTAAAAAAACAGGCAAGGTTCAAGATATCGGTCACGTTGATTTCGTAGTTGATGGCGAAACTGTTGATTTAAAAGGATTAAAAAACTCCAGTCGAGAGGGTAAGATTTTACTAGAATTTCTAAACGTCAATGGCAAGACGGGGTGGTGCAACGAAAACGGGACGCCGCTTTGGGTAGCTTTTGATTTCGGTGCATTTTTTCTACACGTTAAGAATGTAGATTTATATAACCTCGCAAAAAAGAAATGTGATTTACGCGAAACCGTTACCCGTGTAGCCGATTGCCTATATAAAGGCTACAGGCGCAGAGGCAGGAAAGACTTAATGTCTATGGTTCTGCTTAAGGACGTTCTTGAAAGCTGTGAGCACTGGTTCTTGCCTTACGCGAAATACAGTATGCCCATGGAGTCTGTGTAGGCTGATTTATTTTACACATTTTGCTTCGAATTGGTGTAATAACACATATGCCAGACACTTCTCAACAAGGACTTTTACTCCAATCTATGGGAGCTTGGGGTAGTGAATACGTTACAGGACTTAATGCCGTAGAGGGCTCTTTTTTTGGTATCCAAGCTTTTGAGGATACAACAATGCTAGGCGGCACCGTGGGTAACGTATCCAGCAGCGATTCGGGTAACGATGGAATTTCTGGAGCGATATTACCTAAGGGTGCAACACTTTTTGGTCAATTTAGCACCGTCCAACTTTCAGGTAAGGCAGTCTTATACAAGTACGACTCTTAAGAACTGAAAGGCGCTGGTGGAAATCGCCAATTGCTAGGCAGAGAATTAACTAAAGAGGACACTTCGGCGGGAGTTAGTAAGTCAATACCAACCAATTCTCCTTCGAATTCTTTAAAGCAAAGGGCGCTCCTTAAGCTACCCCCATCTTCGCTGATCCAAGCCCACATATACCTACTACCATTTGGGTACCCTGTATGATAAGCTAGTCCAGCTTGCTCACCTCCTTGATCAGACCTTGCGATAGCTTCAGATTCGCTATCAAAAATTAAATATTTCATATTAAAAAATACTAAAGAAATTGTTAATATCGTCCGTTATAGCGGCACGATTTTCGCTTGTGTCATTATCGAAAACAATAAATTCCTGCCACTGCCCGTCCCATCCATACTGAGTGCCTCCCCAGCTACCGAGTCCATTATCACTATTTACTGCGAGTGATAAGGTTTCCAAAGTTCCTACGTTAGAATCTTTTGTTCCATTTTTATACACTCCTGGTGCTTCAGATGGACCCGCAGAATATTGTAGCAACATTTGGTTAGTGTCGGCAGCAATTGGCGTCATATTCAGTTGTGTTCCATAATAAAATTTATCATGATTGCTGTGAAGAAGACTACCAAACCACACTGGGGTCGATTGATCAGTGCTTAAGCCCCATGGCCATTGAAAGCTCGCATGGCTCAAGTTGTCGTTTTTCAAAACTGCATAGACAGAAATTCCGTTAGTGTCTAAACCTGTCGAGTCTATAGGCATGAAGTCATCACCACCGTCGAACGACAACCCAGGTTTTCCGTTTGTTAAGAAAAAAGTTCCAAAGAACAGGAAGGGCTGTTGGCCTGCTGTGGTCTGTGTTGAGTCAAACGCAACACCTTCTGACTGATCGTACCATGTCACCAGATAGCCAGCAAACATAAAAGTCCCAACGAGAGTACCATCAGGTGTAGATCCCGAAGCGTTGTAAACCTTTGATTGGGCGCTTAGTTCTCCATTTTCATCGAAAGCTACATCAGCTTCCTCATTACTTACGCTATTCCTTGCTCTGATTGGATGACCCTCAAAGCCTCTCCTAAGTTTTCTGGAAGAATAAGCGCGGACTGCACCCACATTATCATCTAATACAAGATTTCCAATACATGGACTCTGGCGACTCTGGGAAATTAAACTGGCACCTAATCGTAGCATAACCCTTTTTACACCTATTTTAATGATGCGACTTCAAAAATTCTCTTGACACAAATCCTGATGGCTTTATAATGTTTGCGTGTTAAAATGGATATTAATTGTTATCGCCTGGATAACCCTTACTTTAATCATTTGTCGTATTCTAGGCACAAATTCTGACCAAGAACGTAATCTTAACGAAAAAAACAAAAAATGAAGATAACCACACTAAAATTACTCTACGCTGTGCTTGCAGTTTTTTGCGGCCTGACGGTTGGGGTTCTTGTAGCAGCCATTGTTGGTGTTTGCTCTGCAATTGAGACGCTACTAAGGTTCCCGTTCCAAGTCTATCATGGCGCCATCAGTGGTGCTCGATATCGAAGGTTGAATCAGGCATTCAACGTGCAGAGCATGGATGAGGTGGAGCGAAAAAGGTGGGAGTCAATGACAGAAGAAGAAAAAATGTGGGAACGTCACATCCAAAGAATGGAAAAAAATAAACACAATAATTAATAATCATGAAACTAATACTACTAATGGCGATGGTGTGTTCTGCATTTTTATTTGCAGTGGCAAAAATCAATAAAGATAGTGTGGTTGTGGCACAATCTATCCCCGATCATATCCCGATTGAGGTAACCTTGACCAAATACCAATTAGAGAGAATGCTTAGGATTCTTGAGGAAGAGAATAGTTATGGTCGTCCTGCCGACCCACAAGACATGTTCACCTTTACTTCTGTGGCCAGAGGTAATGCATACTCGAAACAATATAATGTTTCTTCCACACATTTAGCCAGAAAACCAATTAAATGACGATCAAAGACTTATTGGAACTACATGAGGAAACCTGCGACAAGTGCAGGGATATAATGAAAAAGAAAAACAACGATTATACAGGTGGCAAAACTGCCAAGGATATATTCGCAAATTTCAAAGCCTCACAAATACTTAACATTCATCCAGTTAAGGGTATATTGATGAGGATGATTGATAAAATCCAGAGAATCCAGTCATTCACTAATGATCGCAAACTTGAAGTGCCAAACGAAAGCGTGTATGATGCATGTGAGGACATTATTAACTACGCCATCTTAGCGAAAGCGATGCTCACGGAGGAAAGAGACTTCAGGTCTAAACTCTATGACAGGATTAAAAAAGAGTATAAAAACTCCCTTCCCCCATCTAAATAAATGATTAATAAATCAGGCATAATTAGTGGCGCACGACGAAACCTTCTCTTTGATATTCAAGGGGGAGCATACGGAGCCTATAGTTTAAGGTATTTAAACAGGGATTATACGGGAGATGTTA